TAAACGAACTGTGCACCAAACGGATCAAACTCTGTACCACACTTCATAGCACAAACACCCAACTTACCTTCAGCAATGTTGGACTTATCCCAACTGTTTTGTATAGTATTGAGTATACCGCTATTAAATACGCTTTCTAATCCATGTCGACGAACGTCAATACCCATTTTACCGCCAGCCATTTCAATATGATCCCATATTTGTTCCACACGGTAATCTTTGTGCCACCACTTGTACATACGCCCAGCAGTCCAACAGCAAGGCATTAATAATCCTTCTGCTGTAATAAAGATTTCTTTTTTCTCTACGGCTTTACAACGTATGCTACACTTGTTATAATATTCATTCATGCTTCCGTAGGATTTTTCTATCTCTTTTTGTTTTAATAATGCTAGGTTTTGATTATCCAGTTTAACTGGCTTGCGTATTAATTGTGTTTCTACACCTTTGCGGTTTTGTGCTTGATGATCATCTTTACCCTTATTACTTGCTGTAAAAAATCTACCGCTTTTCTTCTTTTGAAAGCGTTCACATCCCCATTCATGTGCTAGAGCTTCTGCTTGTTCAACTTGATGTTCGTTGTGTCCAAATACAATAAAGTCCCAACGAGCACGGCCACCTGCCGCAATAAAGGCCCGCATATTGGTTTCTACTTTATCCCAGACCACATTCTGTCTATACAAATGATTAGTATCACTAAGACCGTCTACACTAAAGATAACTGTACCCATTCTGCCAAATACTTCTGCTAACTGTGTCCACCATTGTGTGTCTTTTGCACCAGCGTTTGTATTCATACTCAACCACATATTGGGGTTATGTTGTCTAAAGTAACGAAATATTTTTAGTGTATCTTTTGCAATGATAGGATCGCCCAAATTACCACACATGTACATACTGTCTAGTTGTTGGATAAACTCTGGCTTAAAGATACGTTTACAGTCAGCTAAACTAAGTTCAGCATTAGTAATATGTCTGTTGTCAGCACCACCATTTTCATTACGGTCACACATAGGACATGCCGCCTGACAGCGTTGTGTGACTTCCAGATGTACTTGTTTTATATCTTGATAGTTATACATTGTCAATAATTAACTTTACGTTTTGTCCTGGTCCAGTTTTACTAGGCAAGCCACCATATTCTGACATATACCAGGCAATAACTGCCTGATACCAAGCATGACTATTATGATGTGCTAATTTATTAAATTGATAGATATTATTATTAGTAGCTTCCATAGTGCTTAATGCTCTAGCGGCTTCTACTTGTAATTGTCTAACAGTTAAATCATTTAAATCCAATTTTCATATACCTTGTGTAATTGCCCAGATCCAATTCACCTTCAAACAATGGCTTACGCATGTGTATCATCCAACTAAAGTCAGCTAAACTGTTGTGTGTATTAACGTGCTCGTCAAGATCATGGTAGTTGTTGCCTTGCATGATGATTAAACTTCCAAATGGTATACCGGTATACCAATCATTAAAATCAAGAATGTGCTCTGTGCTGGTATTAATAAATGTATTTGGTTTTAGACGAGTTTCAATATGTTTACCCGAAGAGAAGTTCTCAGTTTCAAAGTAAAAGTTACCAACACTGCCGTCACTAGGGGCTGGCTCAGTGGTATAATTCATTTTGTGGATGTCTACTGTACTGCTTTTAAACTCCCACTTGTTTAAATATTGTGTTTTATTAAATATTTCTGCTATGGGTCCTGCTGATGGATCAGTATCAAAACTATGTATGCGTTCTAGTTTTATATCACTCTCAAACAACATTGTAGCAAGTGTAGCATACCAACCTGCACACAGGAATACCACACCCAAATCTAAGTCTAGTTTTTGTAGTTCATCAACTATCCAGCGTTTACTGCGCAACTGACCCTGACTTAAACAATCAGTGTTCCACTCTACTTTATTATTACGTAAACTTTTTAATGCAGGAATAAACGGAGAGTCTACATATTTTTCAATTTGCGGGAACACTTTGTGTTCATTGTGATCCAGTATTAGTTTACCCAAATCTTCATCGCCCAGTAAACGAGTAATACTACGAATATTTTTATTAACTATGGCTGTACGATACAAGTGCACTGTTTCGTCTTGTTCTGGAAATAATCTAAACAGACTGTATATGTTTTGCTCAAGCATTGCTCGTCTGAGATCGTCACTGTGACCAGTTACTTGCCACTCTTCTGCCAATCTAAATATACTGTGTATGTTATCGTCCAGTACTGCACTGCGCAAGTCACTGTCATTATCATCCACTAACCGGAATATACTGCTTAGGTCTTGATCAACAACAGCTCGCCGTAGGTCACTCAGCTTTTGGTTATCAGGATACAGTATTTCAAATCTATCCAGTAATTCATGAAGCTCAAGCATTTTCCAGTGCCTCTACTGCTTCTGTAAATGTCTGTTGTAACCAAGCAAAGTCGTTAATACGATTGAGTGCATTGATATTGCCTCTGTAATAAGCACCAAAGTCTGCACCTTGTTTTGCGCCCATTGTACAATATTCACCAAATGGTCGATTTTTTCCACGTGTTTTCCACACATCTAGTCTATACTCGTTGTCTATATTATCTCCATTTTTAATAATACTGCTGGCTAGTTTAGTACATTCTCTAAATGCACTCTTCCAGGTATCAAACGGATTAGTATTAAACGCTGTAATGTTACTAACTTGAAACTTTGGCACAAACGGACAACCAATTGATGTTGTCATATCAACTCGCCAATCCTTTGCTTTTAGTAGAGCTTTGCGTGGAAACATTTTTGCTCCACCATATCCATATACTAAATCATTAATAGGGTTACGACTACGCCACACATAAACACACTCTGTTTGTGGAATGTGTTCGTACTCTAGTTTGTTTGCTTGTGGTTTAAAGTTAAAACTAAACTCTTCTTCAATAATAGCATCAGCATCAATTACATAAAAGTGACTTGTTTCCGCTATCTCTGCTGCAGCCTGATGTGCATTGAATATACCTTTAACGCCTTCTACTCTTTTAGCATGTGGTGCATAGTATTTTAATATTTCAAAGTTTTCTTCAGCCTGCTCTTCATGATAGCTGATTTGTATTACGTCTAGCAATCGGTATTCTCCTGTGGTGTTCTGTACAATAATATACGATTATATCGAATTTGTCAATCGTTAATCATATATGAATGGATCACGCTTACGAAGTTTTTCCAACCTCTCTGCACGTTCCTGTTCTTTTTGTTTTCTTTGGGCTCGTTTAGTCCAAGGACTTAGTAACCATTGTCTGATTCTGGTAAACATACCTTTACTCCGTATTGTTCTGTCCAACGTAGTGCATCCTGTTCGGTATTAACTAGTGGCTCGCCTTTGATGTTTAGACTAGTATTTAACAGCATAGGACATCCTGTTTCCATTTCCCAACGCTTTAGTAAGGTATAAATCCAGCCATTTGACTCATCCACTGTTTGTACTCTTGATGTATCATCGTAATGTACAATAGCAGGAAATAAATGTGGTTGACGACATTTAAGTGTGTACTGCATAAATGGTGACTCAGTAAAGTTTTTGGGTAACTCAAAGTAATCAGCCAAGTGCTCTTTTAATATCATGGGAGCAAACGGCCTAAACGCTTCACGCTGTTTAATTTGGTTTACTCTGTCCTTGACATCTACTCCCCTAGGATCAGCAAGAATGCTTCTGTTTCCGAGAGACCTAGGTCCAAATTCTGCTCTACCACAGGCAACGGCTGTGATTTTTTTGTTTTTAAGTTCTCTGACAATAGTTTCGACTGGGTAGTCTCCTGGGATGTCGTGTCCTGTGTAGGCATGTTTAAACTCCATAAATTGTTTCTTTTTAGCTAGTACGCATCCAATACTACTACCAGCATCGCCAGGATTAGGCATAATCCATACGCTATCAAAATATTTATATGCCAAACTGTTTGCAACGCAATTTAATGCACAACCTCCCATGATTGTAATACGGCGGCTTTTTGTTTTTTCTGCCGTTATCATACAATAACGTTCAAATATTTCTTCATATATACGTTGGGTGGCTGCGGCAATGTCAGCATAGTCTTGTACACTATTTAATTCGGGACGCCAATCTCGGCATCCTCTGTGACAGTCTCGTTTAAACAATGTACGTGGATCACGCAAGTCTGGAAACTTTTTAATAAAGTCCATCTTTACAAGTTCATAATACCGTTCTGGATCGCCTATTGCAGCCATGCCCATGAGGATGTATTCGTGTTCTTGTGGCTTTAGTCCTAGTCGCTGTGTCATAGCACTATACCAGATACCAACACTGTGTGGATAGTTCTGGCTCCACAGTTTGCGTAGTTTACCACCAGTGCCATTCCAGATACTAATAGTATTCCATTCACCAATACTGTCTATTACTAGTACTGCACTGTCTTTTTCACCAGGGTTAGTATAGTAGCCTGCGGCTGCATGACTTAAATGATGACTTACTGGTTCACTAACTGGTGCTGTTTGATCATATAATTGATTACGCATATAAGCAGTGGGCGATATCTTTTTTAATAATGGCCATTGTCCAGCCCATGCTTGTCGTGTTTTCTTTAATAGTGGCCGCTCATAATAATAAATTTTATCAGGCTTGCCAAATTCAAGTGCCTCTGCAATTAAATCAGGATGTAAGTTTTTGTCGTTTTTAATACGACTATAGCGTTCACTGTGTGCGGCGAATTCTAATCCGTCAGCACTAAACACTGCTAAACTAGCATCGTGTGACATACCGCTCCAACCCCATGTAATCATTCTGTTTCCTTAATTAACTACTACTATAAATACTTATATGATAATTTATGTTGACATTGACGGAACAATCTGTGAGGAGATTCCATTCCGTGGCAAAACTGCCGAACATTATCTTGCGCAAAAACCTTATCCTGATCGTATATCAGCTATCAATAAACTGTATGCTGAAGGTCACCAAATACATTACTGGACTGCCCGTGGCGCAACACGTGGTATTGACTGGACTGATTTAACACGTGAGCAACTTAGTGAATGGGGCTGTAAGTATCATGAACTTCATGTTGGCAACAAGCCGCATTTTGATATGTATATTTGTGATAAAAGTTTTAACAGTGAATCTTGGTTTACTCAAAATTCGTATGAACAAATACCTCCGGTGGAAAGTCACTAATTAATCGTTCAAATATATAGATAAACCCCAATTCATGATAACTTTTCATCAATAACGGAAGATCGCTTTCTTTGTAATCGATACAAACATCTGTTGCACTACTAATACGTCCTTGGGGATTAAAAGTAATGCTCATAGTACGTGCACCAGTTTTACTGGCGATGTCTATGTAAGAAAAACTGCTGGCGGTATTTCCACTAGCAGTAACAAAGACAACTAAATCTCTGCTATCTAAACGTGGTACTTGTAGGTCTTCACTGTGGTATGCACGTAGCCCTTGTTGGCTTAATCGTTGCATAAACATCTTACATGCTAGACCCACTCTTCCCTTTGCCACAAATACAATATTGCGGGCACGTTGCAGTTCAACTAGAATAGTGTCTTGTTTTTGTTTATTATAGAGTGTAGTATAATCACTCCAAACTTTGTCAAAGTTGTTCATTTAATTTTTCCATTGCTAACAAGAACAAGAATTTATTAAGCTCTTGATCTACGTTAAGCGGAGCCATACTAAGCCAAATACATCCTACGCTTAGTTCTATTTTGCGCTTGTTCCACTTATACAAACCAGTGTTATAAAATTGTTCTCTTCTTTCATAGTCTGTCTTTGTTAGTTTTAATTCTATTATATACTGATCTTGGTGTGTTGTCAAGTGCCAAGCCGACTTTAAATTTGTATTATGTAGATGTAAACTGTGATAAAACTTACACATATCATAATATACATCCTCTACTATGCCAGGTCTGTGATCAATATAATGTATTTTATCATCACCAACAACAATATTATCCAATACCAAATCACCATGTGCTGGACCTTGTATACCACTGCACAGCATTGGCCAAGGTAAATTTTCCATAATACGTACTGGGTCTATTGTTTTGCCGTTAATTATAATACTACCAGCAAACTCTGGGTTTTGCTCTATCATAAGATTAAATCTTTCCCAGGTTTTGTCTTGCCATAGTTTAGTATCGTATGTTTGTTGATTGTTGTGTAAACTAAACTCCCATAACCGCACAAGTGTTGATAGCAGATGCGTAAACTCACCGTTGTCTGGATTAACACGACCCTCTACAAAGTCGTAGCTTATGCCATGTTCCCCTTGGGTTACAGGCTGTGGATGTGGAAACGCCATATTCTTGAAGTTTATATCCGGCTTGTGTTCAAACAATTTAACTACACGTTGGTTTACTTTATAAAACTCCTGATTTGTTTTATCCAGTATACCAAAGTCATCATTAAACTGTTGTCTACAAGTTTCGTAACTGTTACGATTGCCAACATCATACCAGTCGTCAAGCGGAATACTATCCAGTTGGTCAAACTTTTGATAAAGCAATAAGTCGTTACGAGTTAACTCACTGTGTTGTAGTATATCATATAACTGTTTACTGTCTTGTATATAGGCAATGCCAGCGTAAACTTCTTCACCACTGGTATCATAGTGTTGACTATCTATTGGGTTACATGTATAGTAAGTATTGCCCACTGGTTCAGGCACACTGGTTGTCCAGTTATCACATGCATTGTAGTACAATGGCTCTTTAAATACGTGTTCAGGGATCTGTTGGAAACTTCTAATCTGGTTACTCATCCAGTCGTCGATGTATATAAACTCTATATTTGTGTATCCAGCATGTTCAATATACTCACGAATAATGTTAGCTTCATAACCCAGTGTAATATAGATAGTATCTATATCAGTATAGCTTTGTATAATACGATCAATAACTGCCATATTGCCTATACGTATAAGTGCTTTGTGAAACTTAGTGTATCCTACACTTCTAGTTCCGGGTCCACTGCATGGTATTAAGAGGTTAGCCACTGCATATTTTCCTTGTATTTGTCATTAAATATTATTTTACTTCCTGCTACCAATCGTATTTTAGGGTGTAACTGAAAACGTGATAGTGTTGCTGGTGTTACACCGCCATCCACTGTTACATAACGCTCTGTGTGTGATAGACTGTCTAGATCAAAGAACGCATCCTGTACTTTAATACCAGGATTATATGCCATTAATAAAAAGTTGTCTACATCAAGTCTGTCGCATATATCGTCCATTTGTCGAATAGTATGATAAGGTTTGAATGCCAGTTTAAGTCTAGCATCTCTGCTTAAAAAGTCAACACACTGTTGGTCACTGTGGAAACTTTCATAGTGTGCATAGATTACATTGGCACTGCTGGCAAGTATATCGTCCCAAGCATTGCTGTTACTTTGTATCATAGCGTGTACGTCTATGTGTCCAGCAAAGTGTTCTCTGGCTTCATCAATGGCTTCAGGGTGGCATCCCAATCGTGGAACAAACTGTCCATCCATAAAGTCCATGTGTAGACTCATACTGTAGTGTGGTTCTAAACACTCATATGTTTCTTTTATTTTGGGCCAACTGGCACATATATAACTTAGGCTAAGTTGCATTGTATTCTCATTTCCTCGACTAATTCTGGTGTCCAACCATCATACCAATGGTAACGCCATTGGTCAGCAATTGGTGGATCGTTTAAGCTCAGTAACATTGGCGGCAATTTTGATCCCATATTAAATGTATATCCATTATCCACACAAAACTTGGGTACTACCATTTCAGGTATACTCCACTTATCAATAGGATCTATAGTTCCGCCGTATACTCGATTATCTTGTTCTAACAGCCAGTCTTCTAACCCAGCACCAAATATTTGTGCACCTGGTCCATCAAAAGTATTTAAAACATCTCCTGCATTTAAATGTCCACGTAAGATATGCATATCATGTAAACTAACTATGGGTGATAAATCAAAACCTGCGTGATGTGTGTAGTGTTGGTCAGCATCACCATGTGGTGTCCACCACACACTAAACAACTCTTTGGCATAATGCCAAAGACTATAGTCTGATGCTAATGCTGTATCATAACGCTGTCTTATTACTACACTATTTTTAGTAAGATTGTCAAATATTTCTGGTAATTCTTGTACTGCTGAACTAAAATGTAAAAATTGATTGATCCATCGGGTATGCCAAGGACGATAATCAAACTTTTCTTCCATGCGATTTAATATTTTGTCATCAGTCCAGTATACAAAGTTAACGCTGTCTGCCCAATCCCATACTTCTCGCTGATATTTTTCCCATTTGTCTTTATTAATTGGAAACTTTTTGGAATTGTAAAGATCCATTACATAATCATTGGCACTGTGTTTATTAATAATAGCCAGTGGATCATAGTAGGGATCCACATCTAATCCAGCTAAACGTGGATCTTCGCCTTGCATATAACGATCAGGTGTGTCGTATTCGCTAACAACACACACTATATCAATTATAGGTTTGTGTTTAACAGGACAACCCTTTGCCCAATTTTCCCCAGTTAGTTTTGCATTAGGATCGTTACAGTGATCATCTTCAGGGTATGGATAAATGGTGGATTTCATTACATCACTTAAATAACGTTTCCAAGTCTTTAATGTAGTACCACGTGGTTGCCCAACAAGCACTACTACAATACGATCAGTTACTTCACGCACTCTATCAATAGAATATTCTAATTCCGATTCAAAATCTAGTTTACTGACCATAATCACTGCCTACTCTTTTTTTCCAATAGTCTATCCAATCACCAGTACGTGGTTCAGTACTAAATCCGCCTAGTGCAAAATCTTCACTATATCGTTGTGTAAATGCCTCCCACACTTCAGGATCTTGTAAAAAATACCAACTGCTTTCTTCTAAGTTAACATGCCTTTCTAGCCAAACATTAAACTTATCACGACGGCGCAGTTTTCCCCATAGGTGGTGACGTTCTAAATTATGATCTGTAATCACACCAACTTTTCTAATACTGTTAAGTATGCACTTGATCCCATATGGCCACTCTATTTCAGGAAGCATCTCTGTAATTTCCTGTTGTGTTACTTGATGTTGTAGGTCTTCGTGCCATAGTGCATCTGGTTGCCAACGTTTGAAGCGTTGTGTTTGTGACTCCATCCACCACTCTGTACAATTTTTTAACAAGTCCAACAAGTACTCTCGACCTACCATAAATGTACCACGATAATGTCCTGTAATATTAATACGCAAGTCACCACGATCATATTTTAAATGTCTTAAAAAATATCCAACTGGGTCATATAACATACCTATTCCATAAAACTGAGATTGGGGTCTAGTACACCAAATGCTTTCAAATTGGTCATAACTTTTTAAGTCGTTAACATAACTAATATGATTATAGAACTCGAATTGCTCATTATTAATAATGCCTATCATACTGTCAGTATAATATTGCCATAATGTATTAGCATGATAATTAGTCATATCTTCACCATTACGTGCTCGATCAAAATATTCATTTGGTACAATTATTTCATTAGCCACAGGCTCTTTACCCCGAGTACCATATGGATGGCTATCAGCTTGGCTATTATTAAATTGTATTTGTTCTAGATGGTCGCCTAGTCCATCGAGTATTGCTGTCTCGATGTCATTTACTGTGCGGTAAAGTTTCATATAATTAAGTACCTACATAATATAAATAGTATTTATGAAACAAATAAAGAAGCTAGATCCGGAAATTAACCCAATCACGTTCAAAGATGGCAGGGGCATTATACAAACATTTTACCCTGAACAGTACAACATAGTGGAGTGGAATTATATTGTAACACTCAAAGGTGCTGTGCGTGGACATCACTATCACAAAGAGTTCGACGAATATATTATGTTTGTTGAGGGTGAAGGTGTGTACACTGAACTAACAGATGGTCAAGAGATAGTAACTCCAGTAAGTGCAGGAGATTGTATATACTTGCCTATGTTAGTACCGCATACATTTTACCCCACTGCTGACTGTAAAATGATTGCAATGATTACCAAACGGTGGAACGACTGTGATGAACCTATTACCAGATCATAATTTATGGCCATTTGATATTGCTTTAAAATGTTATAATGATAAGTTTTACAGTAAATTAGAGCATGATAGTTTTTATCAAACAGGAGACCATTTCCAATTAGTTAAAAATGTTACAACTGATTATACAGCCGACAATGTAACGTATGATCTTAATTATGGGTTTAGAGCTCGTGCAGATTACCAATATATTGATATAATGACACTGGGCTGTAGCCATACATTTGGTGTGGGTATTCCACTAGAACATACTTGGGGATATCAACTTACTAAAAAATTAAATATGAATACAGATCGTTATGCTAACTTGGGTATGTGTGGTGCCAGTATGGAAAATGTATTAATGATAGCTAGTAGTGTTATCATGCGACATCAGCCAAAAGTAGTAGCTATATTAGCACCGCATAGTGAGAGATCAATAATAATGAATAATAATAATAGGATTGTAACACTGTTTCCTGGCAATGCAAAAAACCCAGAAATTTTAGAGGCACTTGGAGATAATGCTGTAGATAAACTAGATCATTGGTACGAATGGCTTGATGATAATCATAGATATCATGAAGCCAAGATCACAATGATGAAATATTGTATACAAAGAATATGCAGTGCAAGCCACAGTAGACTATTATGGGTTGATCTAGATAATGATTTACGTAATAAAACAGTATATGATACTGAGCACTTAAACCGTGCGAGAGATAGAATGCATGTTGACGGATACCACAACAACATATTTGCAGAAAAATTTATGGAGATATATAAATGAGAATAGCAATAACAGGCGGAGCAGGATACATAGGATGTAGACTGAGTGAATATTTTTTACGCCAAGGACACACAGTTGATTGTATTGACTGGTTAAAATGGGGTATTGAGCCTGTACTAAACATTATAGACCACCCTAATTTCCATTTACACAAGCTGGACATTTGTACTCCACAAGTAGAGCCTGTGCTGGCTGGTGCAGATGCCGTTGTACACTTGGCAGGTATTATCGGCTTTCCAGCATGTAACGCAGATCCCAGTGAAGCATATCGTATTAATGTAGATGGTACCAAAAGGGTTATTGATGCAAGTGCAAATAAACCGTTCGTGTATGCAAGTACTGGTAGTGTGTACGGAGCACTAGATAGTGTGTGTACCGAGCTAGTAGAGCCCAATCCTATTAGCACATATAGCGTTTACAAACTTGTAGGTGAGGAATATTTAGATGGTACTGATGCTGTTATACTACGTCCAGCAACCGCATTTGGTGTTAGTAACCGATTGCGTAACGACTTATTAATTAATGACTTTGTAAACAAGGCGTGTCAGGGCGAACACATGACACTGTTTGAAGGCCATTTTAAACGAACATTTATTAGTATTAATGACCTGGTGCGCAGCTTTGCTTGGAGCATCGAACGCTTTGACGATATGAAGGGCGAAATTTGGAATGTAGGTGATGAAACATTAAATCACACTAAGTTAGAAATATGCGAAACAATTAAACGTCACTTACCAGACTGGACATATGAAAACAATACTACACTAGCACACGACCAGGACGGACGCAACTACTTTGTTGACTATACCAAGATACGTGAACTGGGATATACTGCTACTGAAAGTTTGGATCAAGGAATACAAAACTTAATTAAAGTTTATTCATAAAAGTCTCGTATAACTTGACAAATTTCTTTAATATCATAATCCAACAAATCTGCTTGCCCTGGCAATTGTAATCCACGAGCACCAATATAGTCTGTTACTGGACTTTCTGTTTTCCATTGTTTGTGGAAGGGCTGTTCGCATAAGCTATAGTATACTGCTCTACATCCTATATGATAACTACGTAAATGTTTAGCAAGTTCATCACGATTTTCTACTAGTATTTCTGGATATGTTGGTGTACACCATGACAAGTTAGTTTCTACAAATTCAACCACATTATCTAATTCACGACGGTATAAATTATAAATTTCTTTCTTGCGTTCTACAATTTCAGGTAGTTTACGCATTTGCTCTACGCCAAAGCTAGATTGTAAATCAGTAAACTTAAAGTTCATACCCATTATATTATATACTTCGCCCACTCCTACTGTACGTCCAAAGTTTTTTATAGCGTGTATACGCTCACTAAGTTCGGCATTGTTTGTAATGATACACCCGCCCTGTCCTGTTGTAATAATTTTAGGTGCACCAAAACTAAACACACCAACATCACCCATTGTTCCAATATGTTTATTGCCATGCCAACTACTCAATGCTTGAGCGGCATCTTCAATAACGAAGTGTCCACTATTGCGTAGTTTTCGTATTTGATGTTGATAGTTTTGTGGTGTTCTGCCATTAATACTTGCTATATAAACAACACGGTTTGTAACTTTATTAAAATCTAAAGTATATGTATCGGGGTCAACATCAATAAAGTTTGGAGTAGCACCCATAAGTATACTACCATTTGCTGTAGCGGCTTGTGTGTAGGCTGGGCAGTCAAACACCTCACCTGGCTTGATGTCGCTGAGCATACTACAAAGCAACAGACCCATAGTAGCACTTGGTACCATATGAGCATGTTTTGCACCAGTATAGTCACAAATCATTTGTTCTAGTTCTCTAGTTTTAGTATGCTCCATAATCCAGCCGCCGCTGTCTATGTACTGTTTAACACTATTACGTTCTTCCAGTTCGTATACTGGGTTCATGTGACTATTTGGTGTTATCATATTTTAAATCCTAATATTGATTGTTGTTGTTCTATTGTGTAATTATACCATCTTAGCCTGTGATCATCAAAATCATCATGATTATGATATTCTTTCCACATCCTTAGTGTTACATTTCCTAGTTGATCAGAAAAGTGTATATTATAATTTTGGGTTAAAAAGAACTCACTAAGATGCATATGGGCTGTTGGTCTGTTACTATTTCCACAAAAACGTTTATCAAGGTCATCAGCTACCCAATCCTCATACATAGTACACAATTGTTTTAGTCCTAGTCCGTCCAGTGCATACATTGTGTCGTGAGACCAAAACTGATTACCAAGTATACTAGGATGTTGCTGTTCCCAACCCGCATATTGTAACAACACGTTGGGTCTTTTAATATACGGATCTAGTCGTTCTTTATCATACTTATGTTGGAATATCTGAATTTGATTCGCAACCTTTGCTAACTCAAATATTTTCAAATTTAAATCATATCTAGTTCTTAAAATTACACTCTTGTTGGTATAACTATTGAATAATTCTGGTTGCTCGAGATATGCCTGACTCAATTGGTAATGCTGTGCTTGCCAACCTACTTGGTCATGGTTATTATACGGGTGTCGTTGTCTTAAACGTTTAAGCAAGTCGTAATAACTTACAGTACAAACTGTAACCGTACTAGCAAAACTAAATTGTGATTTTATGTAGTCAGTAAACTGAGTTTTAAGCGGTACTTTTCCATTACCATTATCGTCAACAACCTGGTCAGTTATATATTTTTTTAAATCCCAAAGAGCACTATCATCGTCATCATGAGTATTAATATCAAAGAACCCTGAACATGCTGTTTTACTATTACCAGTACCATATACGTCATGATCCCATACTAGGGCAATAACGTCTATAGGCGCATCAGATGATTTTAGTTGATTTACAAACTTTTCTTCCCACAATTTTGTACCCACAAAGCTAGGACGACCCACAAGTATAATACAGTAACGGTCAACGTCAGTTTGGAAATTTACTTTTTCCAATTTTTAATCCAATTGCTTATGTAAGGCGCTAATGCATCATGTGCTTCTGGTCCTAGGTGGGCATCAATATAAGTTTTTTGACTCTTGAGGTATTGTTTACGATGATTTTTTGCCAAGACTTGGTGTACAGTTTGATCTCCAAGTATATTATATGGTTTTAAAGTTTGTATTCCTTTAAACTTATTAGTAATCTCTTTTTTATTATCAATGTCATTGCCCCAAAAGAATATACCAACACAATCTGTTACTGTTTGTGCGGCAAATATCATGGACATTAATTCTTGCTCTAGCTTTAATAACGCATAAGGGTGTGATTGTTCTTCTACTTGAGTTACTAACTGTTGCTTTGAGTCATACCATTCACCACACCATTCAGTATAGTCAAACGGTTCTCGCTCAACCCATTTTAATTTATTTGCCAGTGTTCGCTTTTGCAAAATTGTATCTGTACCATCATTGGTACTCCAAAAACGTAAATGGTCATGATGCTGTTGTTGTCGTTTTCTTGTGGATGTTGTTTTTTGCCAACATGCATACATTTTTAAGAAGTCGTTCCACCAGCCAGAATAATAAGCGTCACTATCTGATCTCCAAGTAATTGTTTCGTGTGTCATATCTCCTTCCAAAGTTAATCTAGGAAACGATACGTGGTCATAAAACAAACGTGGTTCAATGATAATAGCATCAGGCCGTTGTATAGTTTTATCACTAGCAACTATCTTTATAAAGTCAAATATTTGTAAATTTTGTGCACCGCTAGTACCAAAGTTAATAACAGGCTGACCTGTTTGGTTACCAACTAACTCTGGGTAACTAGCAGTGTCTTGATGTTTCACACCATCAGCAAAACCATCAGTATGACTTGTACCAAAAAACCAAATCATAAATTATTATACCAATCATATGTTTCCGCTAGTGCATCTTCCAAACTATAAAGTGGCTTCCATCCCAATGCTTTTAAACGCTCATTACTAATTGCACGATTACTAATACCTTCTGGACGGTCTGTATTGTAAAATAGTTTACCCCGAAATCCACTAATGCGTTTGAGTGTTTCAGCTAGTTCACGTATAGTTGTTTCAACACCGCTTGCAATGTTAACTGTATCAAACGTATCGTTGTTTAATGTTAAATCCATAGCACATACTGCATCTTTAATATACAGTAAGTCTCTACTCTGATTACCGCTGCCCCAAATTTCTATCTCACTGTGATCTTCCCGTACTGCGGTTACAAACTTTTGCATAAGTGCACCAACTACGTGTGCATGTTCTCCAGTACGGTCACCAGGACCAAACATGTTTGTACATATAGCAGTACGCCATGCTGTACCACGTTTGTCATTACTAGCACGACACTGATACATTCCTACCAGTTTGGGCAATGCAGTTGTTAAATACCCATCAAAAGGTTTACCATCCAGTAGTTGTTGTTCCATAAATGGCTGTGGACCATGTTGTGGATAACTGCACGTACTGCCTTGTAGTAACACACGTTCAACGCCAGCTTCTGCACATGCTTCAAACAAATTGTTTTGTATATTTAGATTACGCAACATCAATTCAAAACTTCTATCTAAATCTTCTTGTAAGCCACCAACTGTTGCTGCATTAATTACTACATGACTAGGAAGCTCACGTTTGATATCTGCTATAGTATCTCCACGATTGGTGTAATCGATAGTATCAGTGTTGCCGCCAATTCGTGTGTTAATGTAATCACTATAATTACGCCCAACTAATCCACGGTTTCCTGCCATATAATATTTCATACTACTGCCTCAATTATTTCTTGACAACGCACTGGGTCATAGTTTAAGTTAACATTGTTTTTGTTAAATGAACTACCAGTTAAATCTAAATCTTCATAGTATAGTTCAGTGCCATCATATTGGTCAACCCACTGTTCGTTGTCTACAATATCAACCACAGCGTTTTTAAATACTTCATAATCAATATCACCAGCATCGCCAGTTAAATTATTACCATGCCACAACTGTGATTGTGTTGCTTTAGTCATGCTAAGTGCTTGTGCTAAACGGTCTCGTCTTTTTAGTATTACAACTTCATCAGCCTGATGTAGCATTTGATCAACAACGTTTTGTGGTGTTCCCTGATACTTAATTAGTTTAACACACCAACTATCCATATTTTTTATAGCACGCCAACGCTTATAATGTTCATTAAGAACTACGTCAAGAGTAGGGTGTTCATTAATACTAATCTTGTTCATGCTATCATCAAATGTGTACATACAATGTTGGTGAGTAATTTTAGGTCGATGACACCATGCAGTACTAAAGTTTAAATTATTAAGTGCATCTAAAAATGATTGATCACAAATACTAAAGTCAATATTTTCATCAGCCAATCTCGGCAACATCATATCTTCTATATTCATGCACTCACTAAGATTGTTTTCCTGTAAGTCACAATAAGCATGACTGCCGCTACGTGGTGTCGCTAGTACTATTTTCTTCATACTTAATTACCTCTACTTCCGGCATTGCAAATACCAATTGTCCTCCAGCTTTGAGCCAAGGTTGTAAATTTTTAACAAATAAGTCTCGAAATCCAAAGTTTGGAGCAAACAAGATATCAGCATCTGCCAGTGCATCATCTTCACTTACAATAGGAATATTACTACCAACAGTATAACGTCCAATCTTGTCAGGATGTATTTCTGCAGCACCTGCGAATAATGTGTTATCCAATCCCCAGATTTGTAACATAGTATTACCTTTGGTACTTGCCCCGTACACGTATGCTTTTTTACCTTGTTTTACTCGATCTTTTATCATTGCTTTAAGCAATCGTCCATTATTTTGTACTTTACCAAAAAACTCTTCCAACAATTCGTCGGTGTTTTCCCAATGGTCAATGCTACCGCTGTGATATGGGGTAGCCCAAACTTGGTAGCTGCCGCCTTGTATATCGTTTGTACGTATATCAGTAATTTGTAAACCATTTTGTTCATATAGTTTAACCAAACTTTTGTAACTATAGTATTCCAAGTGCTCGTGACATACATTGCCCAAATCACTTTGTTCCAACATAGGCTTGAGTGTCATTAGCTGTGCTACAAACACACCATCTTCACTTAGTACATCTGATACTCCCCGAATAAAGTCATTGGGATCGTCCATATCATAAAACATACCAATTGCTGTTACAAACTTACACTTGCGGTCTAGTTTTGTACTGTCCCACATGTCTGGTAATAATACATCACAATGTCGGGCACACTTACTCCACAAGTTACTTGCGGGCTCACAACCAATACGTATACGATCTGATTTAACACCACTCAGTAACGTGCCGTCATTTGCTCCAATATCTAGTACAGTGTCTCCTGGTTCAGTATGCTCGTTTGCATACTCAGCAATGTCTAACAAATTTTGTTTTAGTTTTGGATTAAGTGCACTTTCATACCAATAATGATCTCCGTATAGTATATCTGGATCAACTGTATGTCTCAATTGTACTAGTCCACAACTTTCACATTTATCTAATATCATAGGTGCACGACCTTTATGTTCTCCAGCGTGTTTTGGGAAGTCATTGATATATATCTCACCAAAGTTAGCAACTCGTGTAATTTTACTATCGCATACACGACATTTTTTTGCTTCATTAATAATCAAATTTACTTCTCTCTATTTTATACACAAAGTAGCTTGCTCCATGCTACTTTCAAGTATATAAGGTTGCAAAAATTCTAAAACTTCTGGTTGGTCATCGTATGGCCAAGGATGTGGTTGTATAATACACTGCCCACCTGGTTTTAGATACTTCTTAATACTGGTAATAAATGTTTGCCATTCAGATAAATTCCACGGCACAAAAAACGTATGTGTGCCTTCTCCTTTAGCAATTTGCCATTCTTTAGTTAATGTAGTTTGTTCTGGAGTTCTTGTCAAGCAATAAAGGTCATGTATTTTCCAGTGCATGTTAGTGTGTAGTATCAGTATTAAATCATACTGTTTGGGTAAAGTTAATTCTTTGCCAGGAAATACTTCTAGTTCATATGGTTGAATATCAAACAGTTCATGTAACGCTGTTAACTTATCTCGTACACCAGTATTGTGTGCCGCACATTCAGTACACTCAACATTTGTATATCCCATCTCTTTTAGTACTCTTGGCATAATGCCAAACCATGTACCAACATCAAGTATGTCAGCTGATTTATCAAGCTCTGGCATGTGTCTAGTCGCAGTATCCCACCAACCAATAGTTGGATCTGTACTTTCAAATAGATAGCCAACTGGGTTTATATAATATGCTGGTCCCCAGTCAATAGCACCTAATGTTTCTCTAAATTGTTTTTCCATATAGTTATTGTCCTACTTTGTTCACTTGGTGTATGTCCATACCAATCAGCATGTGCTAATATATAACAGTAATCTCCCGGTACATCATGATCTTCAAAATATACCTCGCCGCCAAGTTGTTGTATGAGTTGTGCTACTATTAATCCATAACTGCCTGCTGTGCTATCTACACCAGGCTTGTAGCTTTTGCCCAGTATAATTACTGGTAGACCTGTATTTACTGCCTTTTGTGCAAGCAGTGTTGCTTGTTGTAATCTTACATTATGATTATGCATAGCTGGATCATATGGTAATTCAAGTTGTTGCGTTAGCCAACTCATCATTAAATTATCCCGTGGATGACAAGGCCCACCATCGCCCCAACCTGGAGTCATATATGCTGGACTAGTGATTAAGTTATCACACTTTTTAAGCCAAGTCATTATACGATCTGCATTAGTATTAGGCGCCAATCTGTCAGTAATGTCTGAGACCCAGTTAGCAAAGTTAATTTTTTGTATGATCCAACTGTTATACATTACTTTTGCCAATTCAGCTTCTTCCCAAGTACCTGAATAAATTGGACTTGGACTAAACCGTTTAATTTTTTCCTTTAGCTGATTTAATTGCATACTATTTCCTGGATTATGACCCAGGAACCAACAGTCTGGTTGTCGCAATCCAGCAAGTACATTTCCCTGACTTATTAAAAATGGGCAATAGTATAAATTACAATTTGGATACTCTTTACTAAGTTTACGTATTGTGCCGGGAGAAACTGTACAACCAATAATAATAGTCTTATCAGGCACTGCAAATAAATCAAGTGCAGATCTTAAATTAGTATAATCATAATCGCTTGGCACATCTTCAAGACTATTGCCCCAATTTTTTGTGGGAGTGTCAACACAAATCCAAATAGTATCTGCTTCAGCTACCATGCTATATGTGTCAGAAATTTTATGTGTATCATAACTGCATGTTCTTATACCGTTATTTTGTAATATTGTTTCTAATGCACTCCCAATATTACCTGTGCCCACGATACCAACATCAAACTTATGATTACCAATAGCACGATGATAAAGCTCAATATCATTGTAGTAATATTTTTGTACTACACGTATATCTTCAGGACTAAGATCAGTGTATTTCTTGTCAGATCTATTTTCTGCTATTGAACTTCCATAATGACTAATAATACTGTTAATATGATTTACTACATCATCATGTGGATCTCCGTGTATCCATTTAAGGTTATCTAAATCAATATACCATTCAATATCATGATTGAATAAAAAATGTTCTTGACGAGTGAAATGCATATCAGTCTCATTAAAACTATTTGGTCTCAGTGTGTCAATCCAGTAGTCCACTGATGTATCTTTATTATTTTCAACTGCTCGCTCCATTTGACCATTAAACCGATTTTTAGGATGTCGTATAAACGTAAATCCTCGGTAACCCGTCATTGTGGAAGTATCATGTTTTTCTAACGAGTATCCCCACTCTTTAGCTTGATACATAAATGACGTATTGGCATTGCGCCAAATTGGCACAAAGAATAGCTTCCACTTATGATTAACCCATATGCGGTCTTCCCACATATCCATATCAGTCCAATGATCTATAACATACTGTGCATCATATACGGTCATTTAAAAATTCCTTGTGCGAGAGCAATCTGTTGCCTTTTATACCCACCAAAATAATGATTGTAGTTGTATTCAAGTACATCGTTTAACTCATCATCATAATACTCTAGAGTAAATTCCCTGGCTGCTAACAGTCCAGCATCCATTCTATCCTTTGCGTTTAGTATACTATCATAGGATTCATCAATCCATTTATCAAATGTTTTAAATCCCATCCTATGTAACTCACTTAGTGAGTTAGCATCTCCTAGAATAATAAAAGGGTTACCCATTACTATACTACGGCTCACTTTCTCTGTCAAGAAACTTTTGTTATTGCTGCAATTAAATTCACTTACTATTTCAAGTGCACATTGTTCTGATGTAATACCAAGCTGTACTAGCTCTGGAATATCCTGATCATCATTCTTAACACGGTATTGTGGATCTACTGCATCAGTCTGATATTTAAGAAAGGTTAAATCAATCTCATCATCTTCTAAAAATACATTAAGTTCACTTTTAAAATGTTCCCATCCAAGCTCAACCTCGTTAAAGTTGTGAAAGGTATATTTTGCTTTATCCATCATTTTTAAACGAAATGCCTGATGCAATGCATATATACGATGTGCACGACTGCGTCTGTTCAACCAAAGGTAACGATATTTAAAATTACCACTTTTGGGAGTAAACGGAGAAAACTTTTGAAAATCAAAGTATCGATTAAATGGTTCAGTAAACGGAATGGCTGGCCAATCATCGTGTTGCTCTAGATCAGTTGTACTACTAGGAGTACTAAACACACTGTGTTCTTTTATACCAAGTTCAGTAACTTTACGATATAACAAATTGTATATGTCAAGTGTAAGGAAGTTACCGTTATAGGTTAAATGAGTTTCATGTCGGTTACATGTGTTCCATGCATCGCTCATTATGAATACTACTTTTATATCACCACAACGTATTTCAGGTAACAAGTGTCCATACTCTTTATCAAAGTTTCCAAAATACTCAATTTGATTAAATGGTATATTATGATCGTTAAATTGCTTGCTTGGTACATGATAAGGCGTGCCTATCAATAGTATTTGTTTTCTTGGACTTTGTTTAAAAAGCTCTACAACATCATGTCGTAACAAGTACTGTATTGCAATAGAGTCAGGGTGCAGTGTTGCCATTATTTTTTCCAGTATTCAGCGTACTCAGGTATTACATCCAGTATACTTTGTTTTCTCAAAATGTCGAGTCTATTTGTTTCATCAATAAATTGATCCCACATTGCTGGATCACGTTCATTTTGCATAACATGATCAAGCAAGGCTTGATTGTTTGCTTTTTCCCATTCTGGTGCTGTACTGTTGTTTAATACGCTACATGCAGCATCATAACCTTTTTGTTTGATTGCTTCAGGCAAATGTATTGCGTCCATGTGTGCAGGTTGGTTTACTTGAATAAGATAGGGAAGGCTAATATCCATATCCAGTGTTTGTGTGTATTCATATAAATTAGCCAAGTCCAGCCAGGTTAAACTACTCATTGTACTGTGTACTTGTAGTGTCCACTGTCCTGGTTTCATTTGCTTTGACCAGTCAATTACTTTTTGTAAGTTGCGTTCCCACTTACTCCATTTACCAGGCCATCTAACATATTCGTTTACTTCATTGACACCGTCACAACTCATGTTTATATTAAGTCCTTTGAAGTGTTTCCACAAGTCAAATACTTTGTTTTGTACTGCTAACATATTAGTGTTAAACTGTAAACTGACTTCTGATGCTCGCCCACTATCAACAACACGTTGCAAGAGTTCATAATACTTGGGAACAAATAGTGGTTCGCCACCCAACATATTAATGTGTTTTATTGTTGGAATAATCTCTTCAAATACACGGTCAAAGTTTGGATGGTTATACCATTCAAAGTTAATTTTTGATACATCTGCTCTCCAAAAATTAACTTCGGGATTTTTAGTAATATCGTCAGCCCACATACTGCTTGACCAAGGATTGCACATTCTACACTGAATATTACATTTGTTTCCTAGTGTAAGCTCTAGATATTCGATATTAATATTATTGTGTAACTTGTGTTGCTCTTCAGTGTCAAACCATTGGTTCCAACTTTGTCTATAACTAAAGCCACCATTATCTTCTACTACCCAGCAACGATTACAAAAGTCATGTTTTTTACCACTTTCAATATCTTTGCGTAACTCACGATGAGGCACTGCATCAAGTAACCCATCTTCACAATCCATAATATTTTTGAATGTCCATCCAGCTTCTTTTCCTGGATAGTTCTTGGAATGGAAGTTATAGTTACAACATGGACGAATTTGTCCAGTTGGGTCTATACTTAAATGATTGTACGGTAAGATGCAGTATGTTTTGGTGTCCATGTTAGCCCTTGTATGCCCTGATAGAACTTACTTTGTTATTAGTAAATGTTATAACATCTACTACATCAATTGCTTCTTCCTTCTCAGGAATATGTATACGTAACTGTGCGCTGACTGTGTGTTCGTTATTTGTCATACCAAGTATTTCAGCTCTTATTCCTGGTGCACCTTTAAAGATGTTATCATTGGTTTTAATAACCTGATCAAATCCCTTAACACTAACGTCCCAATCAGTGAGCTCAATGTCTTCGTGAAATAATGGCTTTAGTTGTTCTACATCATTAATATTCCATGCGTTGAAATATTCATGTGCTAAATTGATTAGATGGTTCATAATTTCTATCCTTATATTTTGTAATGTAAATGTCTGTACCACAATGACAATGTGTCTTAGGACAAATTACGCTTGTTGGTAAGTCTAACTCTAGTTCTGGATCATACAAGTTACCTACTCGTGGCATAACACCACAGCTACCCATATCAATATGTCCTTCACAGTTAATAAAGATACTCTCCATGGGTATTAAACATTTCCAACCCTTGAAGAAGTTTTTACTTTCTGCTACTAATCTATTACAATTAATAGGCTGTTCGGTTCCGTCACTGTACACTTCCATACTACCCATACCAAGTGCTTTGGCTGGCACATTATATTTAATATCTTGCTCTAAGTTAGTTTTCTCTAAAAACTCTTTGTGCTCTGGATTTTTATAATTAAACGGGCGTGTTGTATGACTAAGCTCTTCAAATATTGGCACGTATTCAATACGCCAATTGTGCTCATTCATTTCTGTTTTTATTCGTTTACTAAAGTCAATAACTTCGTCCCATGTGGGCTCATGCATCATCATACGCCCACACAAGTAGTTAACACGGTCACTTAAAAACTTGTAAATTTCCAAGTAATGGTCGCTGTCAACAAATTCAGGATGGTAACTGGCAACAACATCATCAAAGTAATGTACATTCTTTTCCCACCATGCTCGTTTACTACTAAGGTTGGTATTAACAGCAAACTTGACTTCAGTCATTCCGCTTGCTAGTATATGTTCCATTACAGGCACTAGTGGCTTCCAGTAACAAGGCTCGCCGCCGCTAAAGAATACTTTAAGTCTAGTATAACCTCTACTAAGTTCATAGTCAATTAGTTTAGTTAGTCCTGCTTTGATAGCTTCAATATCTAAGTTAAGATTACTTCCGTTCCAATTAGACTCATTACAGTATGTACAACGAAAGTTACACAAGTTACTAACTTGCCAAGTGATGTTTACAAACGGTTCACCGCCTTGTTCAATTCTTATTAATTCACTCATCCCATTTTCCTTCGCCTTGCCAGTCATATTTAAAACTATAATCGTGATAACGTGCCGTTGCAAAGTCTTGTTTAACTTTCCAAAACCATTCTGCGTCAAACGCATTCCACGGATCCTTACCTTTAAAGTTAGGATCGCCTTTCCATGCTAGTTTCCTAGCACGAGTAGCAGCATTGCTGTTATCACCAAAAAAGTTCATTACTGTATACACTGGTCCAACTGTATCTGGATCTATTATGGTGTTACCATCTTGGTCCTGCCAAACATGGTCATTGTATTCGTAATCTGTATCTGTTTGTCTATAATCCCAAGCAAAGTCAGCTTTCCAATGTCCATCGTCTGTAATTTCAAAATCATAGTTGGCATATAATGGTGCTGCATTTCTGGCACCCCATTCTTCCAATTCCCATTCATAGTTAAATTTTAAGTTTAGTTTATAACCGCCTCTGGTCCTCCACATTATGTGCAGTAGTGGCCATACTTCGTTTACTAAACTATCTGCAAAATTACTTATGCCTGGCTTGATTATGTCATAATCAAAATCATCATTAGGATATTCGATTTCTATTTGCTTTAGTGGATCATTCCATTCAATAGTGTAATGGCGTTCACGTAGATTATGACGAGTAGGTCGGCCAATCTCTGATTCGCTCAGTAAGAAGTCAGTAAACATACTAAACGTTTTCATACGTATTAGTTTGTGTGCGATACTCATTTTGTCGTCTTTGGTAATCCAGTGATCATAATAATACCATTGTTTTAAATTAAATCTATCAAAGTTTTGACCTACAATAGTATCAACACCAACACTAAAGCCTGTGCCTTGACCAATATTAAGTAATCCTTGATTACGTTGCCGCCATAAGAATGTCATACTATCTTCAAACATACGATATGTTTCATTTGGATAGCCAACAATCCAGTTAGTCATTGAAGCAATACCAACTTTTTTACCATCACGGAAGTTGGCTTCCATTTCTGGCACTGTAACTTTTTTATCCATGGCATCTAATACTTCTTGTGCACCACTTTCTGTACCATAGTTAAGAGCTTCACATCCACTGTCACGAAGTATTTGCATATATTCTAAATCCATGCGTCCGTCACATCTGGAATAACCACTCCAGTGTATTTTTATACCACTGGCAATTACACCTTCAGCAAAGGCACGTAGCTCATTTAGATTACCATTTACTAAACTGTCAACAAAGTAAAAAACATTTGTTCCATATGTATTATGCATATGAATTACTTCATCCAGTGTACTAACACTTGTACGCTGTCTGTATTTGTAATAGTGTGTTTCCTCACAGAATGTACATTTAGCAATGCATCCTCTACTAATAGCAAGTAATGCTCCATTTGGAAAACTGTATTTGTCCATGGGCATGTTGCTGTAATCAGGATAAGGAAGTTCATCTAAACTAACACGTTCATTTTCTGCTTGACGTAATATTAGTGTTTTTCCGTTGTCAGATTTTTCGCCTTCAACTTCTAGTTTCTTTTCGTGTTGCATCAAAATGTTTAACAGTGGGCGTTCTCCCTCACCGTTGACAACATAATCATAAATGTCTTTTGGCTTAAAATAACTATAGTGTGTACTAGGACCACCTACAATAATTTTAATGTTAGGTAACCGTTCTTTAATTGCTTTAATAATATAATCAGTAGGCTCTTCATTACAGTAGTAAAGGCTTACACCCAAAAAGTCTGGCGCAAACTCTACCATTTGATCTACTGCCTTATCAAGTATTGGCTTTACATATTCATGTAACTCGTTCCAGTATTGTTCGCCTATCCAGTGCCAATCACGTGGGCCGTCCCAAGGGTCATAATGAATATCCCAGGCATCATCTCCGCCAAAAACGTCCCAAAATGCCCTGTATGCTTCTACATTTAAGTCAAAACACTTTGTTTCAAACCCTGCTGTATTGGTTACACCTGCAAGTTTAGCAATACCATAATGCGGAAAACCTGGATCCCATTCCGGACACATAAGCAGACATAACTTAGTTTGTCGACTGATATTATACTCAATCTCAACAGGAGCCAGACCTTTTTGTGGTCCTTTACTCCATTTTTCCATAATCTTCTGTGTAGCAGTGCTGCGGTCTTCTAAATAAGTACCCTCTTCCCTAGTAGGCGGGTCTCTTCGTTTTTTCTGCTGTAGTCTGTACCATGCAATACCTTGATCTTCTTGACTCATTACGTTAGAACCTCAAACGCAATATTGTGGAAAGTATCATACCATTTGGTGCCACGATGACGGTCCATAGTGTCACTAAACTCTCTAAAATGCTGTCGTTTTTCAGCACAATATTCTTCACTTAGTGAATTATCTTCTAGTCTTTTAATTGCTTGTTCTATCCCATGTTGATACCAGATATTTGGTACATTGTGACTAGGCTCGTATGACTTTAATGCCGCAACTGCTTTTGCACGTATCTCAGGTTGTACGATCCTGACATCCAAATAACTAGGACTATCTAACATAATTGGGCTCCAAATGTAAAGTCTGTTCTTTTCTTTACTATCATACCAGCTACGGTGATTGTGTACCCAATCAAGTACTTGTGGTATAGCATCGTAGTTATAAGTTTGAAACACTGTGTAATGTTTGATCTTCCAACTTTGAGGAAATGCATCGTATATTTTTAAAATATTTCTTTCAATGTTTTCCCATTTAGTTGGGTACCTAATATATTCGTTTTTATCGTAAATATGATCAATACTAATCTGTATCTCGCCATTTTTAAAGCGTGACATTGTATTATAAAATATCTCGTTCCACTGTGTTAGGTTTGTTGTAAGTGCAATATAACAGTCTGTGTTGCCACTGTCAAGTATCATTTGCATGATTTCAATATTACGTTTGATTAGAGTTGGTTCGCCTCCAGTTAGGTATAGTCGTTTAAGTTTGGGTGCAAGTTTTTTAATACTCTTAACAAACTCATCACTTTCCCACCAACGCCAGTTAGCTTGTTCATCTAGCTTTAACTCATGATCCCATTCTTTACGTAACCAGAACGGCATATTATCATCTTTACGCTGTATAAGACGTCTTTCATCTGCAACTCTATCACTACTAAGTGCCCAGCAACTATTACAACGTAGGTTACAAAAATTTCCCAAACGAAGTTCTAAGCTCTGTGGCAATGGGGGGTTGCTAGTTTGATATTCTTTAGGCACAGCCCAATCTTTAAGCTCACCAAATGCACTTTGTCTTGAGCTTTGGATACCACTATCTTCTAGTTTCCAACATACATCACATGCTGACGGTCTTTCCCCCTTGAGCATTTGTTTACGAACGTTCACCATGTAGTCACTATTCCAAATCTCTTCAACACTATGAGTACCAAAGTTTAGTTCTTGTCCATCACCGCCAGTTGCGTGGATATTTTCATTAATACTACAACACAACTTAACACTGCCTTCAGTGTTACTGTTTAAGTTAGTAAACGGGTATAAACAATATGTATTACTGCTCACGATATTCTCCTATACACAATAATTCTGGCAGTGCTTCCTGCCAATTTTCATTTCTAATACGGTCCCAACGTTCAAATTCTTTAATCGTATCTGGCAACTCACTGGTGCGGTCTGTTGTATTCATAAAGTTTAATAGTCCCTCTGCGCTACTAACAAACTGATTAGCAGGCCAATGATCAGGAATAAAGTTTTCCTGTTTGTCTAACCATGCAAGATGTTCCTCCCATCGTTGGGTTACTTTTATTTTGTAATCATTTGGCAATGCTTGCATACTCAAGAACTTTGGGTCCAGCAAGTTATTTAACCTTATCTCACCTGGCGGAATAAATCCTTTTCTTACCCAATCTTCATGAAAGTCTGGGAAATGTAGTACGTTCATTAAACTAAGTGTAGGGCACAAATCAAACTCAATATGTGTAAGTTCTGGATCATCTAGCATTGCTTGTCTATTTGCTTCAATGTCTGACCAAATAGTACCTTTGCGTATATACTCACCATGTGTTCCCATTGCGTCTAAGCTAGCACTTACTTTAACTTGCTTAAATTGTTTCCACAAATCAAATACATGTTGTTTTTTATATGTAAGCTGGCTAAAGTTTGTAGTATATAACACACTAACATTTTGTGCATGACCAGTTTCAACCCAGTGGTTCATAATTTCCCAGTGCATGTCTGTTATTAGTGGTTCTCCACCTGCCCAGTATACTTCTTCTACTGTATCCAAATACGGGCGTAGTTCTTCTAGGAAGCCTGGTTTATTTTTAAGTTGTATAAATTTTTGCTCTGCAACATCTTTAGGCACAGCGCCAAACTCTTTAACAAAATCATCAAACCAACTGGTACTAAATGTTGGGCTACAACTACGGCAACTCATATTACACAAGTTACTAAAACGGAAGTCCATGTATGTAAGATTGATATCATCATATTGCCCGTCCGCATGTGTATCTTTTGTACGCCAGAACTGATGTGCAAAACGATTGTTCATATTTTTACGAAGTGTATATGCGTTACTATCGTTTTCAAGTTCATAACAACGGTTACATGCATTACTAGCTTTACCATTTAGCATGTTTGTACGAAGCTTTTTAGCTAGGTCACTGTTCCACAACTCTTCAAGAGTATGTGTATTAGTATTTCCATAATCGTTACCGTCATTATGTTCAGCTAAACAACAAGGGAAAGTTCTACCATTTGGCCATACATGCATATGTATCCATGGTGCCATGCAGAATACTTTACTGTCAGTTAATAGTGGATTAGGCGATTCTATATCTTGGGTCATCTGGCATTATCTCATATTTTTTTAATTGTTCTAACTCTGGGTATGCTTTATATGCATCATTGTTTCTAATCGTATCAAATTCTTTTGTGTTCCACAGAAACTCGTTAAATTTTGTATCAAAGGTATTGTCAGCATACATAAACTTAATAATACCCTGTAGGTTATTTGAATCATGTTGCCAGTCTGGGTTTTGTTTTTTGCGTAGATCTTCAATCCATTCAATATGTTTTTCCCACTTTTTGGCTACTTGTCTTTTATAATCTTCTGGCAAGATTTGTATACTTAAACGTTCAGGATGTGTTAAGATAGTTAAGTTTAAACTGTTAACACTAACTAGTCCTTCTTCAATCCATTCACGATGAAAGTCTGGCCAATGCAGTACATTGTAAGCACTAATAGTACTACTAATAAAGAACCTAGTATCAGGACACTCAGCTATCATTTCACGCCGATTCTTTACAACATCTGTCCAGATAGTATCTTTACGCAAGTATTCTGCACGTTCCCAATTATCATCCAAACTGGCACCAACGTTAACATTTGTAAACTTATTCCAGTAGTCAAACACTCGCTTTTTACCCAAATGTGTTTTAGTAAAGTTGGTTGTATAACTAATATTTACATCAGTGTTGCCCCACTCTAACCAAGTATCTAACATTTTATAATGCTCTGCTGTAATTAATGGTTCGCCTCCAGCAAAGTATGCGTGGCGTACTTCCTGAATTGCAGGCAGTGCATCGTCCCAGAATGTTTTAGGTAACTCTAATAGTGCAGGCTCTTTGTAGTTCCATGCCTTTTTAGCATCGTTAATCCAACTACTACTAAACTGTGGACCACAACTTAAACAGCGTAGGTTACACAAGTTATTAAATCTTACGTCCCAGTAGTAAAAGCGTGGGTCATCATGCGATCCATCTGCATGTGTGTCTTTAACACGATCAAACATATCGCCAAAGTCTTCATTTAGACTTATACGCAGTGTTCTAATATCTGCATCTTTTTCCTGTTGATAGCAACGTCTACATGCCCGGCTGGGTTTATCTGCCATCATATTACGGCGCAACTCTCGCATTTGTTCAGTGTTCCAAAGTTCACCAATGCTATTGTCGTTTAAATTTCCCATAAATTCGTCGGAAAGATTATTGCTTTCAGGAAGTATTACGCAACAAGGAAACGCCTGTCCACTTGGCCAAAAATGCATAGTGACCCAAGGCGCCATACAAAAAAACTTACTATCGTTTAGTAAATGGTCTTCATTCATCAGCGGTTTCTTCTTCATCAAATTTTCCAAATGCACCTACTAAATTATCTTCACTGTACATTCTGGTAGGTATATTTCTAATCTTTCTATAGTTAATCAAGCTCTTTGCTAGTCCAGGATGATGCCAAACAAAATCATCATCCCAATGAAAATCAACTGGTTCATCTTTTAATAGTTCTTCCTTGCATTTACGATTATATTCCATCTCAGAAATATCATATAGTGTAGCACACATATCATAATATTCAACCATCTCAGGAAAAATCTCCTTGAAGTCTGTATTACGTCTTGCATCAGTTGATTTAATAAACAAGTACCAGTTACGTCTAGCATCATCAATTTCTCTTGGTTCAAGATATGCATCTGTTTGTACACGGTTACGTTTGTCACAAATAGTTTTCCACATTGCTTGTACTCTAGACCATGCACGTACTTCTTCATCGCTAAAGTACATATGATATTGTTTGTTGTGATCCTCTTTTGGATACTTATGCCAGTTTGCTTTCCACTTCCATCGATCCATAAAATCTGTTGTTAAGTCAATATACTCATTAAATGCGTCAGGAAGTCCAACTAGTGTCCAATGGTTAGGCTCAGTACAATGAGGAATATCAAACATAATCTTTGGATATTCCATACCAGGTCTCTGAAACTTACGGCGCCATTCCAGTATTTTCTCAAGGAAGCTGATGTAGCTTGTTACACACATAATGTTATATGTGTTCATAATCTGGATTCCATTAAAGTCATCAACATGATGGTGACCCATCTTGTCCATAATTGCATTAATGTTTGCTTCAAACAATCCCAAGTCTAAACCACTACGTGTATATGATGCTCTATCGCCCCAACTTTCAATACTACTAAAAATCTGGAAACGTTTAATTTTCTCATCGTGCAACAGCTCATTAACCTGGTCACACATTCTCTCTACTAGTTTAGTTTTGATATTTAAGTTGGTATTAATTTGCAAAACCATTTCACTACACTCGCCTGTTTGTTGTAGTTTCTTTAAAAACTTCCAAACGTTTTGTTGTAGTAATGGCTCGCCGCCTGTAATGCGAATTACCTTAAGTGTTTTACGTAAGTAAGGCCACCATTTCCAAAAAGCGTCAACATACGGGTTATCATCCTCTGCATAGATTTTTTCGTGCTGTACTTGTAAGTGTGGTGCTTCAGGGAAAAGCCCTTCCTTGTCCATCTCTTTTTTCCATGCACTACTTGCTTTAGGATGACAATAGGCACACTTCATGTTACATTCGTTACCAAAACTAATTTCCAAGTATGTTGGTCTATAGTTATGATCCCATCCGTTTTCCAAGATCATTTCATGTGCATCTGGTGTAAGTAACAGTTCGTTTTTACTTTTGATAACACGGTCACTAATTTGATTGTCGTCAATATCTTCAACACGCCAACAATAATTACACTCATCAGGACGTTCGCCGTTAAGCATTTGTTTACGTCTAGCAATCTTATGTTTTGTATTGTGCAATGCACTTGGATTGTCTTTAATTTCTTCTAGTGGTATTTTATGTGGTAGCGGATGATAACAACTGTGTGTGTGGCCGCTTTGTAGATACAACGTACTTGTAAGAAATTTTGCAGTACACATGCTATCACAGCCGTATACTTTTTTCATATTTTCTCGTTCGTCTAGGTAATCTATATTCTTATACATTGTATTTGTCTTTCCATTCGTGGTATTGTTCACTAAACTCAGGGAAGGTATCTAATATACTAGTATCTCTTCGTCTATCGTGATCATCAAAAAATCTTACAAAGTTTTCTTCAGCTTCTTCACGTTGCTCATCAGTATCAAATCCTTGTTTCATAAATTCAATACTGCGATCAAATCGCTCAATCTGGTGTGGTTTAAACCCTACCCAACGGCTATCACGATGCTTGTCAATATTTGCTTTCATAAATTCAAGTGCCTCATCTGCATAATGCCAATGGCTTTCTGGTGTTAGTTGTAAACTCTGCCAAAGCGGATAACGCAACATTGGTGTATCAATAAACACTTTGTGGTGTCCATACACTACAATGTTTCCGTCAGCATCTCGTCTACTTTTAGTTACATTATGTATACGCTGTAGTTCTAGTATGCCTTCAAGTAACTTTTTAATACTTGGCAAACTAAGCATGTTGAATGTGACAATAAACGTAACAAGTCCTTCATCTACTCTGGTTAGATAATTATTTACGTTATTCCACATACGGTCAAAATCTAGTCCGTGCCGCATATACTCTGCTTGATCGCCCCAACCGTCTACACTAACAAATGCTCTAAAGCGTTTCAGTTTGTTGTACTCGCTGATAAAACTTACTTTGTCTACAAACTTGTCCCATAACTTATCAGGTACACTAGCGTTTGTAGTGACAGCCATTTCAAGGTCTGGACGACCGTTATCAATTACATAGTCAAGTACACGGAATGTATTTTTATCCATAAGCGGCTCACCGCCTGTCATACGGAAGTTCTGAAGTTTAGGGTATAGTTCAGGCCACCATTCCCAAAACGCTTCTACATATGGATTATGTTCACGGTTTGGAATAGGATACTGTCCAATTTGCTTGAAATAGTCAATACTATTATGAGGAACAATAGTATCATAAGGACCATTCTGCTCAATATCTTCTGCCCACTTACTACTTAAATGTGGACTACAATAACTACATGCTAAGTTACAAGCGTGGTTAAAGTTAACTTCCATGAAGCGAGGTTCAATGTCGCCATCAGCACCTTTTTCCAATACATCATCCCATCCAGCTTGTGCCCAAGGCTCACTACTGCGATAATGTCTATCACTGTTAAAGGATCTATCCATCTTTTCAATATTCCAACAGTAGCTACACCCATCAGGCTGTTCGCCGTCTAGCATCATCTGCCGTTGTTCTTTTTTCTGTGGAGTATTGTGTAACCCTTTTGGGTTATCTGTAATATTTTCAACTTCAATTTTGTGAATAGGAGGAAGGAAACAACTATTAGTTGTTCCGTTGGTTAAGTGAACACTAGTCCACAACCACTTAGCCATACACATGGTAGGGCTAATTTTATCTAGTTTTGGTTTTACTAACTCTGCTGCTGTTTCCGGATCTGGATCAAGCTCATAGTTTACAATTTCTACGTCATCGCTCATATATTATTATAACACACTCTCTATCTTCAGTCAATAGTATCTTGTACTTGGTCTTCACGTACCATTGCACCAAGTCTACTTGGGTTACGATAAACTGTTTTCCAGAAACGTGAACCTTCAGCACCAACATCTGCTATCTCTAAATCAAGTGTACTACGTAACTCTTTACCCAGTTCTATAGTTTTTGCTTTTAGTTTATCTTTATCCCAACTGTATCCAGTACGTGGACATAGCTCTACACCATCAGCAAACTGTGGTGCTAGTTCATCTTCAAAGTATTTTGTTAACCAATCAAAGTCCCTAACATTTTTCCAATCCCATTCATGCCGTAACACATTTGTCATATGACAACCAAGTCGTGCACCATAAATTGCCCAAAGACCGTTGGGTGCATCTTCACCAATGGTCATCCATACCATTAAACGACGATAATTTTCACGATAGATGTTTTTAATTTTAGCAGGATCAACAACGTCACCGTTCTCTAGTCCCATCTTAACACCTTCTCTAAATCCAGCACGCCAGGCTTGTAGTGGGCTACCATTATTATATACCCAACTATGCCAGTTATTCATTTGAATGTATTGGATATTCCAACAAAAGTCTACTTGTGCTCTTTTGTCTGTTGCTGGTGCCGCTTCATGTGTACGCATACGATTAACAACGTCAACTGGCCACATTTTGATGCCACCATTACCATATACTAATCCGTTAACTTTATTTTTTGCAGCAAAGCTAATAACATGATTTTGTTCAATTTTATCCATGTCTAACTCAACATTAAAAAAATCATCGTTTACTATATTATCAGCATCAATGGTAATAAAACGTTCTGTTTCACTCATTGCGGCTGCTGCTTTGTGTGCGGCATCACTACCCCATACACCATGGCTTCGTTTAGCCCATGGACATTTATCCAACAAGTCTGCATAATTTTCATCAGCATTTGGTTCGTCGTAACTGATGTAAATTATATCAAACTCATTAATACTAACCATATTTGACATTATTTTATTTCCTCATAGTTAAATGTAATATTTCTGCCCGCTTCTCCAACAAGCATTTGAGACGTTTTTAGATCTGCGTTGGTCTTGATAGTTGTTTCTCTACCCCATCCTAGTTCAGTCTTTGGCAATGTAAAACTGCCCAGTAGTTCATGTGGTGAATCTCCAACAATATAAAAAGTAAGATCACTATAAATTTTTACTTCTTCAGGATCTTGGAAATTACTACGCACAATCCAACCACTGTTTGCTTCACTAAGTGTAAACACGGCATCTTTGTCGTCTCTAATTTTAACCATATTACGCTTAGTAACTTTACGCCTGTTGTAGTCTAGTGTAACATAGGTTGTTTTCTTTTTCAAGCCATAACTTTTAAATACTCGACGGGTTAACACATCAATGTCACCCAGTGCTACTTTAGTTGAAAGGTCATATAAATCAAACGTAGCAACACCATCATTGATTAAATCAATAGGGTCAATCTCAATTGTTTTGTATAGATATGATGGGTTATCCTTTGCAACGATATAAAAATATAGTGTAGTATTGTTTTCGTTATGCGCTTGGCTAAACTTTTTGTTAACATTCCTACCAACCATTTTAAGTACAGTATCACTACTAATATTAATTTCTAGCATCATGCTTTCAATATATGTAATGATATTGATTTCTCTATCAACAGTATTTGGTACTTCTACAATTTTACTAAGTTGATCTTCTTCAGCTTTGATACGTAAACTATCCGACTTAGCCATAATAAACGTACCACTTGGCGTATCGTTAACAATATACTTGCGTGGATTTAGATGCCCCATCAAAATTTCAGCCGCAGTATTATCCTCAGTGAGTAAAACGCTGTACCCACCGTCCTTAAATTTATTTCCTACGCTGTATATTTCTCCTGACCATTCGTCATAGAATACATAGTACTTAGGAAGCGGCTTTTCGCCTACTATTGATATTAACTTGGGCTCTGTATTCATTTAAAATTTCATTCGTTAAAAAGTTCTCGTCTTTGTAATGTACGATTCCATTTGTGATTGCACTGTTTTCAATAAGTAACTGTTTGTTTTTAGGAAACCAGTAGTTAAGGTTTTCAGTCCATTGATTTGAAACATCATTGTTCCATAGATATTGGCTTCTTGCATCTAGGTCATATAGATTAATTATCTCTACTTCAATTTGCTTTTCAACATCGAGCATACCAGTTACAATATTGCAAAGTACATTCTTGTTAAATGATTCTGGTTTCTTATCTTTAAAGACACTATTATATGTATCTCTCCAATTTTGGAAGATCGGATCAGCCATCTTAAACCAATCAATAGCAAGTTGTGATTCTTTCTTAAAATAAATCATACTGTTGTATAGCTTTGGTAGTCCATACATATTTTCATACTCAAACTGGAATCTATCATTACTTAACATATTTCTATATGTCATTGCTCTTTTGCTCATTGCTAAGTCATAAGGTGAAAATGTATCCCACAGTAAGTCAAGATCAACGTTAACAAATATTGTATCATAGTCAACATAAATTGTCTCGTCATATGGTGTTGAATGATGTAATTGCCACAAGTTTGAACCATGAAATCCGTCAAGATGTCCACTGTTGCCAAATGGAAGTTCCACAGCATAATCAAATGCTGCTTCGTATTTTCCTAAACTGGCTTCTGTTTCACTATTTGCACCGTCATATATTATAGTTACACTTGCATCAGGATCACAGGTTTTAATACTTAATGCAGTAGCATAAGCATACTTAATTTTATCAACGTCAGTATTGATACCAATAATAACAAATCCACGACTCATGTTATACTCTCCATAATTAACTGTTCAAACCTATCAGTTTGTCTTGTTATTGCAAGTTTGTTCATCATATGTAAATTTGTATTAGTTTGTCTTGTTAGAATGTTTTTCCATTGCTCTTTTCGATTATGAGATAGTAAGACTAAGTCATTCCAGTCTTTAACTTCAACAAGGTCATCTTTTTGGTCCATACTAATTAAAGGTTCACCACCAAAATCATGTACAAAATTATTTTCGTTAAATCCGTTAAGTATGTGTGCTGCTATACTAACACAAAAATCTGTACGGAAAAGTCCAGGGGGGAATTGGTATAGTAAATGATAATAGTCCCAATTATCTTTTACATGCTCCCATGTGTCAAAGAAAATCTGTGCTTCATCACTTTTATCAAAGTACACAGCGGTACTCCACCAGTGATGTATGCCAGCTTCACTAAGCTGTTGTTCATTCATATAAGGTGCTTGGTGTTCTAAATATCTTGCATATTTGTGCATAGCAAGCGGTATGTCACTATCAAAAACATAGTCATAAAAGTCGTTCATAATAAAGTAGTCAGTATCAACCAACATTGTTTTTTCAAACGGACTTAGTGTAAAAATATCATGCTTGTTACTATTACTAAATTGTACACTGAATTCTGTCCACGGACTATCAAAGTGTCTACGTGGATTAGATTCGTGTGCAACGTCACTGATAACAACAGTATCAAAACAGTATTCATGCATCTTGGAATCAATACTGTCTTTAAGATATGCAAACGTACCCGAATCAGTAATAAGACAGGTACTATTGTTTTTCATATTTCGTTTTACGTGTGCGGCTGCAAAGTGTGCTAATTTAACATAATCAATCTTGTTGTTGTTATATGCAAAGAAGCATGTGCCTTTTTCTTCTTCGCTCATTACCAATCCATAAGTTTCTTAATGTTTCTTGCTTTTTTTAGCTTATCCATTTGTACTTTGTATTCATTAACACCCTCGCTGTAGGCACTAATAAGTAATTCCATAAACTCGTCTAAGTTAGGTATTTCAATAGGGTTTTCTTTAGTATCAAGAATAACACCCTTTGCTTTTCCTTGTTGTATTAACGCCTGTACAAAGCTAATAGTTACTGGATTAGCTTTGAAGGAACCTCCTTCATGATGCACAAGTTGCAGTGTTTGCATACGTGCAATAATGTTTTTCTTTTGATTACTTAACGTTGTGCGATAGTTTCCGAATTCCAGCGCTCTTTCAAGTCTCTCATCCATATGAGTTTCTCCTATAGTTATATGCTAGTATAATTATTTATCGGTAAAAAGTCAAGTGTTTTTTTAGCCATCATCTGCGGTTTGCAGATTATTCACTATTGAAAACACTGGATCAGGGGTGACATCAAAGGTCGCATCGTTTTTTGTGATAACATCTGGCATTAGATAACTACATGTTGCTTCTAGTTGTCCATCAGTAACTTGAGCAAATGCTGTGTCGTCTAATGTAATTTTAAAATCTACATCTTTACCGTTATCTGCCCATTTTCCATACAATTTCATATAACGGTTAGCGTAACCGCCATATCCGTACCCGTAGCCGTATCCATATCCATATCCATATGCACTACCTGCATCTCCCAGTGGAAGTTGGCTTTCAAATGCATTTTCATGTACATACAAGCCTGCTTGTTGATACCCGTAACCATATCCATAACCAGTTGGCGGTGCAGTAACACCACTACTAGTAAACAATAGTTGATATGTGTTGGTTAAATCATAAAAACCTTTGCCTTCACTAGTACCTTGTGTAATACTACTACTCTGAAATGTATTATCCCATGTAAAGCTCAATACACCAATTTCATTAATAATGTCTGCCCAGTTGTAATAACCAGCAGTACTACCTCCAGACATTTCCATGTTTAAGCGTAATTGCCCACCACTATTAAAAAAGTAACGAGCATGGTTATAGCTATCAAATGTCCATTTGTGTTCGCCAATTATCTGGTCTTGCCATAATGCAGTACGCTCATATGGCTGAGCTGGGTTTGCAATATATGAGTTAGCATTTGTTGGATCAATAGTAAGGTGTGTTCCAGCATTTATTATACTGTTTAATAATTTTGATTCAACAATGTTAAGGTCTTCTGCACGTATTAGTGTTCTAGCTAGTACGTCTGTACGATTAGACGGAACACTAAAAACTAAAATAGTATCGTTAATATTAACATGATCCACCATAACGTTAGTGCGGTTAATCATACTTTGTAGTCGTTCAGCAGTAATCAGTGTACCATTAACAAGTGCATCTTCTATATTAACAGCTCCCCAACCAAATTTATGGTCAGATCTGTCAGCATCAGTGACAAGCACTGCGGAATATTTGTCACCAAAAATTTTGTTGACAAGTTCTGCAACTGTGTTATATTCACTGGCTAGTACTACTGTACCTGCTGATACCGCCATGTTACTTTGCTCCTACTACTACTTCGATTAAACCTTCACCGTCATCGGTTTTATCTGCAAGAGCTCTCCCAATAATAATTCTATAATCTAATATATCCGTCATATGCGCTGCTTCAGCATGTCCGGCGACCAAACTAGTAACCATTCTATCGCCCTTTTTAATAATTCCAACTACTTTACAAGGTACACGCCCTGCTAATGCCACAAACGGATGTGTATCATCACTACCAGCTGCACTATTCATTTCAAATCCTGGTGCTGTAGATATAATACCAAATACTTCAGGATCACCATGGTTATAAGTTTGTGTAATTTCTTTCATTCCACCAATTCTTACTACTGTACCTGGTTCATATACTTCGTCTGATTCATAACGCTCTGCAAGGTCGGCATATTCAGCACTTGTGGCAATGCCTCTAAACTTAAAATTAGTTGTTGTATTCATGTTTACGCCAGACTGGATAACTGGAAATTGTGTACTTAATTCAGTTACACCATCTTCCAAATATTCTGTTGACGCAGGTGTCCAAGCGACAGTGTCATCTACAAGTATAGTAACAATAACACTATCAACAAT